ATACGATTTCGGTTAAAAGTTTTTTTGATAAAGATTTTGTTTTTGGAAAATATTTGGCAAAAACATCCGACGGCGGGTTTGTAACAGGCGGAAAAGTTGTTAATAATTTAAAATTAAATATATATATAATTAAAATGCTTACAAACATTACTGAAGAAGAACTAAACTTTATGTTTAACTTCTATAACCCTATTGCTTTAGCAGAGTGTTTATTCAGTGATTTTGATAATTTGGGGGTTTTTGACGAGAATTTGGGGCATATCAGATTAAGCAACATCAGTTTATTAAGTTATCAATATATGATGGGATATAACCCTGCTTTATCCGAGAAAGAGAATTACAGGATTAAAGAGGGAGCGGGGAATGTTTGGTGTTTTGGCGGAAGGCTTTTCGGTAAAACCCACCTAGTTGAAAAGATAGATTTGCTGCTTGATATGGTTTTAGAAGACGGAGATGTAGTTGGATTTACATCTTACGACTCCGCTCACATTGAAGGAATTTTAGAGGATATAATCAGAGTTTTAAGGCATCATCCGTTTTATCAGATGTTTAACCCCCAAATAAAAAGAAGCCCAAATTATACGATTAATTTAAGAAATAACTGGAAATTGGAGAGCGTAAATATGAATTTAAGGGGGCAAAACCCTGGAGACAATTTTTATCAAAAACACTTTAAGAAGTTATACATTGAAGAAGCCAGTTTGGAGACCGAAGAAGTTTACAATAAACGAAGTGAGAGTGTAGATGAGAAAGGGTGTGTGTTTAGGGTTGCTGGAATGACCAACTTTACTAAACACTCTCCCGCAGGGAAGGTATTTTATGATTTAACCAAAAAACCTTGGGTTATAAACCTGCCCAGCTATGTTAATCCCAATTGGGACAAAAAGAGAGAGGAGAAAGCAATTAAAGACCATGGGGGCAAAGACTCAATAGGATACCGTGTATTTATTGAGGGAGAAGTCGTGGAGGAGGGGCTCTCTGTTTTTGATATGAGTAGAGTCAGGGCTAATTATGTTGAGAAAAAACACATTAAACACTTTGAAATCAGAAAAGAGACTTATCCCGATTTTAGAAACATAATAATTGTTGAGAGACCGATTAATGCTGAGGTATGTTATATCGCAGCTGACATTGGAGAGACTGCCCCCACCGAGATAATCATAATTTTTAAAATCAACAACAAATATCGTTATGAGTATAATATTACCCTTTACAACTTAACTGATAAACAGCAGACCAAAATATTTGTTTATCTGGCAGAGACATTAAATGCCAATTTTATTGCTATTGAATGTGGTGAAGGAACTGGAAGAGCGATTTACCGCTCACTTGAAGAGAGATTTGATAAATCCCATTTAGTCTGGTATGATGGCTCAATGAAAATCCCAGTTGATTTTGAGAAAGACGAAAATGGGAGAGTCGTATTTAAAAATGGGAAGCCAGTTTACAGGGAAGAGTATATGTCAGAGTGGTCAGTAAGACGGCTTAAAACCCTGCTTTACGAGCAAAAATTTTTAATCCCAATTGACTATAAATTTGATGTCCAGTTTAATTCAATAATCAGTATGCAGTCTGGCAACAGGACTATTTATGAGTGTGTTAGTGAGAACAATCACCTATTCGATTCATTCCGAGTCTTCTCAATAGCAGAGTGGTCTAATGAGTTTAATTTGATTAAACCGATTAGGAAAAAAACTTATTGTAAAACAGGAGTCGTATAATGGGTTATACAAGTAATTGGCAAAACAGAACTTTACATACGCCATCTTTAAGATGGCTGGCGGATTTGCTCGCTTATTTAGCTCCTGATAGTGTTATTAAAATCCCTACTGATTATAGGGAGAAAGTGGAGAAGGTAAAAGATTTGCTGGAGAGTGATATATCTGGGCTGGTAAACTCTTTGTTAGATTTTGCTATAAGTTGTGCTGTAACTAACTTCAGGATAGAAGCAGACAACAAAAATGTTGAGGAGATTTTAAACGATTGGCTTAATAACATCAATGACGAGTTAAGGGGAAGAATCCCAGTTGGCATTAAAGCGTTGGCTAGAGAGTATTTTAGAGAGAGATGGAAGGGCTCGTCGTTTTTACTTTTAAGATGCGTATGGGATACTAAAAAGACAATAAGTGGAGATTTGCTGCTCCCCAAAACAATGTGGTTTGTAGATGGAGAAGACATTGTTGTTGAAGACGGAGATAGTGAAGCAGTCTTATTGGGAGATGAGAGTTATTATTTGAGAATCTCCAATAAAACTAAAATTGAGTTGCCTAAAACCGATGATGAGACAATTTTTATCCAAAAGCCTTATAATAGCTGGGGGGATTTATATACTACTCCTTTCATAATCCAGCGAGGCATATATAAAAATCTAAAACTTTTACAGTTGTTAGAAGAGAAGGGCGAGTATATACTCACTAAAGCGTTAGAGTATCTCTTTTTACTTAAAAAAGGAACTGAGAGATTAACTTTAGAAGGGCACGAAGAGTTTATTTACAGCGAAGAAGACTTTAGAAAAATCAAAGACCACCTTGATACTTTATATGAAAACCGTAAAGTAACAAGCGGGTTACCGTCTTACATTACTGGATTTGATACTGAGATAGAGCACATAATACCCGATTACGCTAAAATTTTAAAGCAAGAGTTATATGCTCCAATAGAGAGACGCATTTTGGCTGGATTAGGATTAATAGAAATTGTAGAAGGGATTGCCACTACTCGGAGAGAGGCAATTTTAAATCCTAAAGCATTTATTAATGAGATTAAAGCAGGAGTTGAAGATTTTAAAACTTTATTGATAGATATAGTTAAAACTATTTTAGACAAAAATGCCGATAAACATAAAAAATATAAAAAAGTAAAAATTAATATTTATAGTCCTCCTATACAGCAATTTATAAATGAAGAGATTAAATCTATTTTGCGTAGTGCTTATGATAGAGGAGTATTAAGCAAACAAACATTTGCTGAGATAGTTTGTGAAGTAGATTACGATATTGAGAGACAACGCAGATTAAAAGAAGCTAAAAGAGGAGATGACATAATTTTCTATCCCCCTCCCATTATTAACAAAGAAGGAGAAATAAGTCCCCAAGAAGAAGTGAGATTAAAAATTGAGGGGGAGCCTCCTGCAGACGAAGAAGTTACAGATGACAAAAAAGGACCAGAAGCCGTAAATTATACAATGAGCAAGGAGTATGAGCAAGCTCCTTATAATAAAATATCCGAGTTGCCAGAACAGATAAAAAATGTTTTACCTAAAAAGGCACAGCAAATTTGGTTAAAAGCTTTCAACAATGCTTACGATACATACGATGGAGATGAGACTATAGCAATAAAAGTTGCTTGGGACGCTGTCAAAAAAGCTGGATATATGAAAGATAAAAAAACTAATAAATGGGTAAAAAAGAGGTCTAAGAATGGATAAAGTAAAAATATTTTTTGAGGACTGGACATACAATAGTGTGATTAAGTTTTTGGAGATGGGCAAAGATGATAGTGATATAAAGAAAATATCACAAAATGTAAAAGTAAATTTACCGAGTCCAGATTTAGCTCCTTTTAAATGCGTTTACGCTTTTGTGGACCAATTCAACAAAAACAAATGCAGACTGCCACGAGAAGAAGTTGAAAAGGCTTTAAATAGTATTGTGGGTAAAGCAATAGATGTTGACCACTTTAGAAAAAAGACTGTGGGGTTTTGGGCAGCTGCCGAGGTAGTAGAAAATAAAATTATATCTTATGGATTATTTTGGAGAAGCAACTTTAAAGAAGAGTATGGGGCATTTAAAAAGAAAATGGAAGAAGGGGAGATAAAAATCTCCTTTGAAGCTTATGGCAACAGAGTTTATCATGACGATGGGAGTTATGATTTAACAGATATTGAGTTTGCTGGAGGAGCGTTGTTAGTTAAGGAAGAACCTGCTTTCCCAGGAACTAAAGTTTTAGAGTTTGCTAAAGTTTATAACAATGATGATGAGTTTAAAAAAGATTTACATCTTGGACAAACATTTATTTGTGAGTGTATTAATTGTGGCTATACTATGGAGACCACCAACCATTGCAAAGATGAAAAATGCCCACAATGTGGAGGTCAGATGAGAAGGAAAGATAGACCTGGACCTGGGCAACCAGCCAATGATGGAGGGAGTGTTATGAAGATAGAAGACATTTTAGAACTTTTAACATCTGACGACGAAGAGGTTATTTTGTCAAAAATAGAAGATTTTGATGGAACTGATGACGAGTTGGAGTTAGCTCTTATGAAAGAGATTGAAGGAGAAGTTGAAGAGTCTAAAAAACTCACTTATCAGGAACGCAAAAATTTACCTGATGATAAATTTGCTATTGTTATTAAAGTTAAAAAGAAAAAGGGAGATGGCTACCGTAAAATTAGGATGTTCCCAATACATGATGAAAGCCACATCAGAAATGCTCTTTCCAGATTGAATCAGGAAAAAGTGCGTAAAAATTTAAGAAAATTAGGGGTCAGCATAGAGAGTGTAAGAAAAAAGATATTAAAAAGAGCAAAAGAGTTAAATATGACACAACTTTTAGAAAGGTATAAAGGAGGAGTGGAGATGGAAGAGAAAATTAAAGAATTGGAAGCACAAGTGCAAGCTAAAGAGGAGGAGATTGCCAAGCTTCGGCAAACCATCGACGAGCTGAAGAAAGAGTCTGAGGAAGCTAAAGCTAAAGTTGAGCAAATCGAGCAGGAAGTTGAAAAGAAGATTGAGGAAGCAAAAGAGCAGGCTAAAATAGTGGCTCAGAGAAGGGCAGAGCTTGGCGAAGAGTTTGCTAAAGATTTAAGTGATGAAGATTTACTTGACGATGTGAAGTTTGAGAACGCCCAGTTAAAGAAACAGCTGGCAGAGCTTAAAAAGAAAGAAAAAGCAAGTTATGAGAAAGGCAGTAAAGATAACCAAGATGATGAAGATAAAAAAGATGAAGATAACTTATTGAAAATGCAAAAAAGAATAAGAAAACTCGCATTTAAAGTAGAATAGGAGGTGCGATGATGGATAAACTCAAATACAGCCAGTTGGAAATCGCAAAAATATTGGGGGAACCTAAAGACCCTCGCAAGCCATATACTAATTTAGTTGAGCTCATCTGTGAGACAGATACTGCTAATCCTGAAGATTATGTATATGTGTTTGATGTTTTGCAGGACACAGATAAAGTTTATGTAATTACCTCTACTGGAGAGGTTACTCAGGAGAATGTGAGTCCAGATACTCCTGCGACTCTCAGTTTTGCAGACATAGCATCTCCTGAGTATTACATTAAGATTACTGATTTGGCTAAAACAAAGGAGAAAACTCTGGCTAGAAAAGTTGAAACTATTAATAGAGCTCTTAATGCTTACGAGAACTACAAAGTTATCAGTTTGATAGCTGCTTCAATCCAATCCGACAAGTCATTTAGTTTAGCCTCTGGAGAGGACCACTTCAACTACGAGCATCTTGTTAATATGATTAGTGCTATAGAAGATTACGCCGATGATTATGTGCTCGTGTGTGGGTCCACTATCAGAAAGGATATTAGATTATGGGATTGGAAGGATAACAAATATACATCTCTGGCTGAAGCATTAAAGGAGCTTAATGTTGAGATTAAGAAAATTAATCAGACTGTTACTATAGATGACGCTTCTACTTCAGTGCTGGCGGCTACTAAAGCTTATTTGGTTGGTCGCAACAGTGAAGTTGGAAGACCAGTGCTTTTTGTTAGGAAGAAGCTGGATACTATCTCCATGCTCGGTGGAGTAATATCCGAGGATGGAGACGCTCCTGAGAGATTAATCTTCGCCAGCCCCAACCCTGTTACTGTCGTAGGCTCCAGCAAGAGATACTTGGCAGTAGGGGTGACTGGTTA